AAAGAGCAAGAGCGACATGGGATTTGAGCTGCTATCGTTCGTTAACAGCGGCCGGCTGCGGCTTTATAGGAAGGACGGCTCGCAGGCGTATCAGGAGACTATGCGTCAACTGGAAAGAGCCAGGTCCCAGTACCGCCCCAACCAGACTATGAATTTCTACGTCGACCCTTCAGAGGGACACGACGATTTCCTGATGAGCCTGGCTCTGGCAGCCGAGGGCGCCAGGGACTTCAGCCCCAGGGCAGCAAAAGGAGGCGTGAGAGATGACTGATTTTAACCCATCCCAGTTAGCTCGTATGGATTCCACCCGTTTAGCAGCCTATCGCTCCAACCTGGATTTCTACCAGGGCACCCATTGGCCAACAACGTCACGTAACCGCCAGCTCGTCTTCAACTACGCTAAGGTCTCCGTTGACAAGGTCACCAGCTTTTTGATGCAAGGGCTTAATTTTGCTTGTTACCCGGGGGAAGCCACCGACGAGCTGAAGGCCAGGGCCCGCAGGGCCGAGCAGCTCCTCCGCCAGGTATATGAAGATAACAACCTGCAGGAGCTCGATTATGAGACCGAGGTCGACACCGCCGTCCTGGGCGATGGTTGCTATAAGGTGATATGGGATACCGATGAGAAGCGGATCCGGATAACCGCCCCCGATATATCGGGCATTTATGCCTGGTGGTTAGGTGATGATACCTCCAGGGTGTGGCGGGTAGCTTCGAGATACTCGCTCACTCAGGACGAGGTCCAGCTTCTTTATGGTCGGGCCATTGAGAAGAAAACTGCTACCATCACTGAGCTCTGGACCGCTAAGATTTTTGAGCTCTTCCTGGACAGCGACCGCATGGAGTCCAAGCCTAATCCCTATGGCTTCATTCCCTTCGTTATCTTTCCCAATCTCCGTGAGCCCAAGAAGTTCTGGGGTACCTCCGATATCCCGTCCATGGTCCAGCCTCAGCGGGAGCTTAACCGGGCTTTGAGTCAGCTGTCCCGTATCTTGGAGTTGTCGGGCAATCCCATCGCTGTCCTGGAGAATGTCGCATCGTCTGAGGACATCAAGGTCCAGCCGGGCGCCCTTTGGGAAATCCCTGAGGACGCTAAGGCTTATCTCCTAGACTTGCTGGAGGGAGGAGGTGTCAGGCTTCATGTTGATTACATTGATTTACTCTATCGGGCTTTGCACGATATCTCGGAGACGCCGCGGGCCGCCTGGGGAGGCATTGAGAAAGAGCTCTCTGGAGCAGCATTACAGATCGAGCTCGGCAGCCTTACCCAGAAGGTCACCAGGAAGCGGACTATAAGAACCAATGCCTATCACCAGCGGAACGACCTCATTCTTAAGCTGGCTAAGAAATACACGAACGAGAACTTCGAGCAAATAAATCACCGGGTAGTCTGGGGGCCAATATTGCCCCAGGACATAGCCCGCCAGGCTCAGAACGAGCAGTTGCTTGTCCAGGCCGGCGTCCATAGCCGGAGGACGGCCATGGACGAAATCGGGATCCAGGACCCTGACGAGGAGTTCGCCAGGTGGTTAGAGGAGAGAAAGAAAATCCTGGAAATGAACAGGGAGTTTAGGGCAGCCTCCACACGTGGCGGAGCGAGAGAGAGAGCGGTTGCCGCGGAGATGGAAGTGCCTGAGTAATAACTCAAAGGAGTAACTATGCCACCAGAAGAGAAGAAAGAAGAAAACCAAGAGCAACCCCAGGGGAATCCTGAGGAGACTCAGGAAAACCCCAGCAATGGTGCTCCTGTACCCGAGGACTTGGCCACCATCAAGGCCGAGCTCGAGGAGGAGAAAAAGGCTAAGGCCGCCGCCGAGGCAAGCCTGGCTGAGAAGGACGCCCTTATCGCCGACCTTCAGAACCAAGTAAGCGAAGCGAAGCAGGGCAGCGAAGCGGTAACCGCCGAGCTCACCCAGGTCAAGGACGCCTACTCCAAGGCCGTCTCGAAGTACCTCGATGCCGTCAAGCTCGCCAACCCCACCATCCCTGGCGATGTCATTGCCGGCAGCACCATTGAGGAGATAGACGGCACCGTGGCCAAGGCTCTATCTATTGCCACGGCTGTTAAAGCCAATCTCGAAGCCCAGGCCAAAGAGGCTAAAGTCCCGGCCGGAGCACCCCCCAGAAGCGAGATATCCCTCGAGGGCTTAACCCCCAGGGAGAAGATCGCCGCTGGAATCCAGCAAAAAGGAGGAATTAGCTAAATATGAGCATATCTTTAGCAGAAGCAAGCAAGCTCTCGACCGATATCCTGCTTAAAGGAATCATCGAGACAGTAGTCAAGGACAGCCCCATTCTGGAAAAGCTGCCCTTCATTCAGATTGTCGGTAACAGTCTGAAATATAACCGGGAGAAGACTCTCCCCACCGTGGGCTGGTATGCTCCAGTCACCGGCACCTGGACGCAGTCCGAGCCGGCTTTCGAGCAGTGCACGGCCAGCCTCTGTGTCCTGGGCGGAGACGCCGACGTCGACAACTTCCTCAAGGCCACCCGCTCTAACATCCAGGACCTCGAGGCCGCTGTCATCGAGCAGAAGGCTAAGGCTCTCAGGCACGAGTTTGAGAATGCCTTCCTTAACGCCGATGGTACGAGCAATCAGCCCACCGGCCTTTATAATCTTATGAAGGGCACCGCCTGGACCGCCGACACCGCTATGGACGTGGGAGACATCGTCGTCCCCACCGCCGGCCTCGAGAACGGCTTCCGGTACGAGTGTACCGCAGTAGCAGGCGACCAGAAGACCCATGCTACCACCGAGCCTACGTGGCCCACCACTGAGGGCGCGACTGTGGTTGATGACCAGGTCACCTGGACTTGTCGTTATGGCAACCACCTCGGCTCGGGTGCTAACGGCGCCACCCTTGCCTTGACCAGCATGGACAAGCTCATTGACCTTGTCCGCGGCGGCAAGCCCGACTTGCTCTTAATGAGCCGCCGGTCTCGCCGGAAGTTGGCAGCGCTGGCCAGGGCCCAGGGCAGCAACCTGCAGGTCGGAGAGGGCAAGCTTGGCGAGTTCGTCGAGCTCTATAACGGCATCCCCGTCGCTATCTCCGACTGGGTTAAGGACAATTACACCGTGGGCTCCAACGGCGATTGCTCGGCTATCTTTGCCTTCCAGATGGGGGAGGGCGCCGTCTGCGGCCTTTCCAGCCCCGAGATGATTCAGGTCGAGCGTCTCGGCTCCCTGGAGACCAAGGATGCTTCCCGGACCAGGGTCAAGTGGTATGTGTCCCTGGCCAGTTTCTCTATCGTCAAGTGTGCCATGCTCACAGGAGTGAGAGACTGATGCCTGCATGCCTGGGTTATCTTCATTCTTCCTTTCGATATCGGGGAGGGAGGCTTACCCTCCCTCCCCAGGAAGCGAGGATTGCCCGAGTATGCCAGGCACGCCTCATTACCAGGTTTAGGAGGAGGGGGCAGGTCGAGCCCCCTCCCTCCCTTAAAAGGAGCTGAAGATGAACCTAACTGAAATGAGAGCTCGAGTCCGGGAAGACCTCCAGGACACCGACAGCCAGAACTATCGCTGGACGGACGACGAGGTCGATGGAGCCATCGAGAGAGTTGTCCTGGAATATTCCCTCAACGCTCCCATCCAGCAGCAGACCGATATCGCTACCACCGACGGTGATACCGAGCTCGATATCTCTCCCCTTACAGGGCTGCTTATGATCGGGTCCGTGGAGTTTCCCATCGGCCAGAGCCCGAAGTATCTCCAGAAGACCGAGTACTGGGCCGGCCAACTCTACATGGAGGACGAAGGAGATGGAGAAGACGCCCGTGTCCGCTGGCTTAAGAAGCACACCCTGGATGCTCAGTCCACTACTATCCCCGCCGAACATGAGGAGATTATAGTCCTCGGCGCGACAGGCTACTTAGCCATGTCAGCTTCGGCCTACACAGTGGATAGGGCCAGCATCGCCGGCCGGCACGCCACCATCAACTACAAAGCCTGGGGTAAGGAACGCCTTGACCGCTACGACAAGAAACTCAAAGCTATCTCCCGCACTTCTAAAGTAATCCCTCATGAGCTCTACACCGATGAGTAGTGCAAAGTGATGCAAAGTGATGTAGTGCCCCGATTAAATCGGGGTGCCTTATTCCCCTCTTAAGATAAGAGGGGTCAGGGGAGTTACGAAAAGGGAGTTATGATCGAAGTAGCCGTCCTCAAAAACTTCGACAGCGGCACTTATAAAGCCAGCGTCCAGCTCGCAGGATCTTTGACCACTTATTTCGACGATGTCAACGTCGCCCGCAATATTGCCTCAGGCGAGATGATAACTGGCCGTCATGTAATCTTGGCCATTCCTGGGGGCAACCCCAGGGACGCCGTAGTTTTAGCAGTATTTATACCGTGAGGAGGGAACCATGAGCAAAGTAAAAGAAGCACTCAAAAAGGAGAAGACCAAGGAGGGGCTCCCCAAAGAGGCCTTCGCCATATTCGGCGACCCGGAGGATCCTGAGACCTGGAAGCTCCCCCATCATACCAAGGCTATCTTCAGGTATCTCCAGGGGAGAATCGACCTGGAGAAGACCGTGGACTGGGACCGCATGCCGGCAGCCGTCGCCGCCCTCAGCCCGGGCGGTTACCGCGGGGAGAGAGTCCAGGCCTCCGAGGAGGACATCATCCAGGCCGCCCGGCATTTAGCCAGGCATTATGAAAAGGCCGGGAAGTCCGTCCCCGACACCCTGGGCGCCCTCATTTAAAATAGGCAACCAACGAAGGCTCTGAGTATAAAGAGTCGCATAAATGAGAACAGGGGCTTTCTTGGGCCTCTCAGAGCCTACTAAGGAGGTTTATGAATGGGAGATGAACAAAAACCCACGAAGGCGGACTTCTTGGACGCTTTTTGCCAGATGTTTCGGGCCGTCACCAGGCCCGCCGTCACCGTCATCTTCGCCGCCGTCATCGCCCAGGTCGTCATCGACGGGATTGACGCCCCTCAGTGGTTCCTCGCCCTGGCCAGCGCCTGCATCCTTTGGTGGTTCGGCGACAGGACGGTCCAACACATCAAGGAAAAGAAGGAGCGGAGCTAGTGGGCTTCCTGAAAGGAATCAGACTCTCAACCTTCCTCGATTGCTACCAGGAGTGGCATGCCCTGGTCGAGGGCTTTTGCGAGGTCCTCTGCCCCTGGCCAGCTAGGTATCAGCTCACAGGGAAGCTGCTAAACGATTTGAGGGAGGATCATCACTACTACATGTTTGGCCGGGCCATGGGCGTTATCGCCTGGCTTATCATCGCCAAGTTAGTTCATATAGCGTTCCGTTAAAAATACAGAAGAAAGGAGGAACAACAATGGCAGAATTTAGTAATTACCTGGAAGACAAAATTATAGACCACATGCTGAGAAACCAGGCATTCACGCCTCCGAGCACTCTCTATCTCGCCCTCTATACCGATGACCCCACAGATGCCGATACTGGCACAGAAGTCTCCGGCGGCAGTTATGCCCGGCAGGCCGTTACCTTGAGCGCAGCCTCAGGCGGAGCCAGCTCCAACAGCGCCGATATCACCTTCCCACAAGCCACGGCAAACTGGGGCACGATAACCCACGTCGGTATCAGGGACGCTGCGACCGGTGGAAACCTTCTCATGCACTCAGCATTGGACGAAAGCAAGACGATCAATAACGGCGACACATTTAAGGTGAATGCAGGAGACCTTGACATAGCCGTGGACTAAGCAATCCCTCATTATTTGTCTAAAATTCCTCTCCCTCGATGGGAGAGGATTAAGGTGAGGGTGAAATCCCCCTTATTGTGAGGGACTACAAAGATGGCTACAATCTTTGAAGACGATTTTAATAGCTATAACGACGGAGACCTGAACAGCCAGGGTGGCTGGACTGCTTCTTCTGGTGTTGATGTTCAGGGAACTGTAGTTAAAGAAGGTGCAAAAGCAGTCAAGTTTTCTGGAACTGGTGCAGACGAAACTGCCTTAAAATCTGGCAGTTCGGTAGCAACGGGTAAAAAAACCTTTTACTTCAGGCAAAACAATAACACTAATACTGAATGGAGAACCAAGTTTGAGATTAAATCTGGCTCAACTACTTATTGCCGTGGCTATGTAAATGGCACCGCTGGAAAGTTCACCATAATACAAGGGTATTCCACTATCGAAATAGGAAATCTGGCAGTTGATACGTGGCATTGCATAGAAATAGAGTGGGATTGCACCACAGACCAATATAGAGCGAGAGTGGATGGCGGAGCCTGGTCAAGCTGGGGTAATTTTGATCAAAACAGGAAAGCTACGACTTTAAGTAGTATACTTTTTACTCAATCGTCAACATCAGGCTATATAGCTTATCTTGACTATATTGCCGAGGAGCCTATAAGTGGTGGAGAAATCAAGTACGGCTCCGCTACCCTCAGTGGAGTAGGCTCTCTATCAGCCGCCGCCAAAGTTATCCGCACCGCATCGGCTACGCTGGCCGGAACTGGTGCCCTCTCAGCTGCCTCCAAAGTTACCCGCCTTGCCTCCGCTACCTTATCAGGCACCGGCTCATTGTCGGCTGCCGGCACCGTCACTGGTCCTGCTATTTATGGTTCAGCCACCCTATCAGGGACAGGAGCCCTATCAGCAGCCGGTACCGTTATCGAGGCAGCCGTCGTCTATGGTTCAGCTACTGTCTCCGGAATCGGTACTCTGGCAGTAGCAGGCAAAGTCACCAGAACCGCCAAGGCGACCCTGGCCGGTACCGGGTCCCTCTCCGCCAGTGCCGTCTATATCGTCATCGCCAAAGCCACCCTGGCAGGAGAGGGCACGCTCGTCGCAGTCGGCACAGTCATCCCAGCCGCCATTTGTGGCTCCGCCACGCTCAGTGGTGTCGGTTACCTCACCGCCGCCGGCCAAATCGTCGGCGTCTTAGAGAGCCTTATCGCCGCCCAGAAGAAACCCCACCGCCTCCCCTATGTCGAGGCCAAGGTCTATGACTACGAGGCTGGCATCAAACGCCTCACTTGGACGAGGCTCTATGATGGTAGCACCCCCTGGCGTACGCCCACAGGACATAACGACCCCGATAATGCCTGGACAGACGAGGAAAAAGCCTACGATGATACCGACTCCACCCACGCCACAAAGCAGGGCCTGGTCAACGGTGAGTGGACTCCCTTCCTGGAGCTCACCCACGACGCACTTATGTGCGACAAGGTGCGTTTCCTTTTGAACAACACCGACTTCGACCTCGTTGACGTGGACGTCTATTATGAAAGTGCCTGGCATGACGTCTACCAGGGAGTCTATGACGCCTATCCCACCTGGAACGAGAAGGATATCCCGGATGGACTGAAATCCGTCACTAAGGCCAGGCTCAGAGCCCGGGCCACCATCACCGCCGAAGACCACGGCTGCTGGTTTCACGAGCTTGACTTCGGAGTCCTGGCCGGCCTTGAGCCCGACAACTACCATGGCATCGCCTTTGATGGCCAGGGCAGCATGCACCGCATCCGGGCGGCAGCCGATAATAAGCTTTATTACCAGAAAGTCACCGACCCTGACGAGAGCTCCGACTATTCCCAGTGGACCGAGTTCGCCACCGACTGCGACGGTCCCTGCGCCATCGCCGCTTATGGCGCCAAGGTCTACATCTTTTATAAGACTACCGGCAACGTCCTCTGGAAGTATTAC